GTATCCTTTGGATTGCGGCTCCTTGGAGCTCGATACCACACGGGCTACACGTGTGGACCTACTCGGTTAGAGGTAAAGCGTGACGTGTACCGGCAACCAACGCAGGAGTCAGATTATAGACTCTTGTTTTCTTCCTAATCGAGAACAGATTTTTGTTCGCCACTGCAAATATGGTGTCGTGATCTTCACGACTAAACGGCATCGGATTCATTACCACTACGCTATTACTGTAAGTCGGATTGATATTCGTTAACTCATCTGGCATGCTATGGTCTTCTGCTGCATAGAATATAACGAAGCCATATACCTTATTACACATCCCAAAAGAGAATTTCGCTACAGGCCCATCACTCTTATGAGGGTTATACGTATATGGAACAGATTTTAAAATATCATCACTTGGAAGCCCCGTATGGAAAGATAGAACAATAGGTCGAATATTATCACCTATTCGAATGTATAGATCACCATCCATCCACTGACGCAAAGCCATCTTCAATCGACCTTCCCCAGCCCTTTGGATAGCAGCCGCCCTATTTAAAACAACTAACTGATCAATTGGAGGCTGATGTTGTATCATATTGGTGAAATACTCCGCCTCACGTCTGAACTGATCTATATCTTCAATGAATGGCTCCGGAATACTAGTTCGATGAACATAAATATCGCGTGCAAACATTATCGATTGAGGCTCATGCGCGGATAACCATGCACTAGTTTCACATAGAAGAGGTAGCGATTGTTGTATCGCCGCCGTGCCCAACCATTTACCCACATCAGCCATATTTATATACCACTTCTGCCCGATAATATCAAAGATATGTTTCAACGGCTCCGGCAATCGAGATGTCACTACTTTCCAAATATCCATACCCTTTTGCGTAGAGAAACTGTTTTGATTAGCGGCCACAAAATCTTGTAATGAACGTGCTGTAAACTTTAGAAGTGACATCTGTGAAGCATATACGCTCTCTATTAATGGCTGCAACGAGAGAAATTGTGGACGATCAGTCGGTAGGAAACGCATCTTAAACGCATGCCATAATGAGGCATAGGATATATCCAGTACTACTGGTCCGTTCTGATTAAACTCATCGTTAGGAATTCTAGCCGCCAATTCTCTAAATTGGTCGTCCGGAAGTGAAAATGCAGATAATAGATCGCGATTAATCACCTGACTCAGGTAAGCGAAACGAACGATATGGTGCTGTCGTAAATATCTCAAATAATTCGCCTCCTGTGTATGTCCAGTCCGCTGCAGAGCATCAACCATCGTATCATACATCGCGTAAGTGTAATCTTCACCTGAATATCTCTCATCAAGGACCTCTTCAGCATCATAACCCGTGTAACAAACTCGTCTACGGACGTGAGGATACGGTGTTTCTTTCTGACGTACGTCGTTCACATTATACCCATTAAACCCTCTACCCGTATTAGGATCTGATGCTAATACATTACAGTCATAATTCCTCGCGCCCCGCTCGACCCTAAAATCTAGCGGGTTCGCCGTTGGCCCCATCCGTAGCACACCTCCAGAATCGTCGATCTTCTGAAAGAAGATCGCGCACGCTTTATCCAACAATCTGGCTGTCCTAGATGTAATATTGAAGATGTTTGGACCGTAACTGAGCATTAATTTACCTACTACACCAGCAACGCCTCTCGAGATCGGATCAACGGCATGACCAGGTTCGCCTCTAATATCTAAAATTATCTGATTTGGGAACATTAAGGCTAAGTAAATTTTTCGAACATCGGCGATCTGGGGTTCAGTTGCGGTTGAGTGATCCATTTGCGAAAATGATGTCGATGTGATAATGCGTGATGTTATCGTCACTGTGGAGATTTTTGCATTGGGTAAAATGTACGTCCCACCAGGTAAACCTAACGACGCGTTAAGCATTAAATTCGATATATGACATCGAGGTACCTCCCACACAACTGAAGTATTTGCCGGTATGGTATAACTTAGCATATAAATCGTATCTGAGTGATATACATCGGTTAATAGTTCTTTGTCAAAATCCATATCTTTAGCCTCTCCGTACCTCTGCAACCACTCTAACGATCTCCTAAATGCGTCTTGCTGCCCGGCGAATACGTAGGTGTTAATCGCAGAATGTACTCTATAAATCGGTTCGGGCATCGCGGCCTGAAACTGATCTACCTGTGTTCGAACTACATCCGTGTTCGTTATACGAAAGAAATTTAGCTGCTGCTCAACGTGACGACGATCATCCGTTTTTAGGACCTTCAAAACTGGATCTACATCAAGACCTAATGTCTCTGGACTCACAACCTCGAAACCATCTACGTAATGCGTCTCTACGCCATGTAACATGAATGACCCCTCTTCGCGTATAAAACGAATCCGATCCAACACTACCTCCATTAATTCTTGCGGATTCGTGATATCTTTATCCACTCCTATCTGAGAAATGCGTTCACAGAAGGTGTTCACCTGGAAGAATTTTTCATCCGACTGGACCGTAACATGGCGATAGTAGGTTGGTAATCTGTTAATTATTCTGATATCATTTAATTCCGACATCGCGTTTAAGCTCTTGAACAATTCCTGAACATCCGGTGGCGAAATCTCCGGTTCATCATTCACCATCTTCATTCGAATCTGCGTCTCACGTATCTTAGATAGAATTTCCTGCAGCCCAAATATTGACAAGAGCGGACCGGCGTCTCTATGCAATTCGTCGCCACGTAGGTATGGTGCTGATTCGATCGCTGGTTTTTTCAACTCTTGTAGAGGTGCGCTTAACTTCTCATTTTGGGGTGAATTCTGTTTTGAGCTCGTTATCTTCTTCCCTGCATCGTCCTTCTCCGTTTCTTTATCTTTATCTTTCCCTTTATCCTTGTCAACGTTTCGACTTTCTTTGCTCTTATTCGTCTTCAACTTATCCATATTGGCGTCGGCAGTCACCCGCAATCCTATAC